ATCAGAATCTTTTTTGCATAATACATCGTTGCAGCCATGCTTCTCCCGCTTGTCATTTCTTCATACGCTTCACGGAATACCTTCCAGTTTGCTTCAAATGCAGCAGACGGGACTGGCGTAGAATGGACAACAAAAGGGTTTCCATCCTCATCCATGAGGTGCATAACCATGTTCAAATCGGGATTAAAACGCATTAAAGGCTCCAAAGATCATTAGAGATGTTGTAATAACCAGCAAACACAACAGCGAAATCCGCTTGTCTGCCTGCCAGACTAATCTCCTGCCAGTTAACAATAGTAGCATTGTTAAGGTTGAAAGGAGCCATCACATTGGTATCAGGAGTGATAGTGATGTTTCCAAGTCCAGGAGAGTTCTGAATCTGAGAGATATAAGCAGCAGATAGAGCAAGTGATTTCAGAACCATTGCTCTAACCTGAATGATCTGATAAGGCTCTTCAGAATTGATAGTTGATGCCATACCCTGGATAACAGTAGTTACTGCCGTCTGAGGGGTGATGGTGATACCCTCTGCACCAAGGAATGGTGCAGTGATATTCAGAGAAGCATTATTTGGCACTAGAATAGTGCCACGAATCCTGTTGATGTTACCAGGAATCAAATTAGGATTTGTAGCCATTTTCTACTCCTTATGCGAATTGGGTTACATTAAGATTGAAGATAATTGTCTCAAATCCATATTGAGGCACATATGAAGCCTGCAAGCCGCCATAAATCCCGCTAGCATAGTGATTGGGATTCTGTCCAGTGTAGATTGAGAATGGAACAGCATTGATAACAAAATTGCCTCTATACTTTCCAGTGCTTATATTGGTAGCAAACTCATTAGGATCAAGTGATACTGAAATAACCTGACCAAGAGCAAGACCAGTAGAGATAGCACGATTGGCAGTATTCACAGCAACTTGCTGCAAGAAGTTGATGCCATCCTGGTTGTAGTACAGCGGGGAAATAGGATTGTTGCTGCCATTTATTACAGCATTTGCCAAATCCTCATTCATATGAATTTGAACCCAATCAATGCTGAATGCAACATTGGCAGGAGTTCCATCAAGATTTTTACCAGGAACAAGAATGGTATTGGTTATACCACCTTCTGCTCCAGTTGTGACAAAATTGATGTTGTCATCAATAAATGAGTTGATCAAAGATTGAGGCAATGGTTTGTATGCATTGACACCATCAAGGAATGTATACTGGCTAGGCGGCAACTTATTAGTTGGGCTTGGATTGAATGCAGTCATATATTGTGCAAATGCAGCATAATCCAATTCATACATTGGAGCTGCATCAGGAGACTGAACCATCAGAAATACATTGCGAAGTGTATTGAACCCTTCCCAATTTGCATAAGTTGATGCTCTGACAGGCATATAAAATTTGACAAGTGCTGTCAAAGAATTATACAAAAGGAAAAATGTATTACCAGCACTGGCATCAGAATCCATCCCAGTAAGGAAACACCAATTGTAAACAGTCAGAGGATTCTGATCAATGTAAGTATCAACAGCAGTATATACATCAGCAGGCACTAGAGTACCAGTTTCATATATGTAATAACCAGCCTGAGTATTCCCTTGTGCCCACCAGGTCTGATCAAATGCACTCATGTATACTTGGTTGCCAATAACAGCAGTTCCAAGAACAGTTGATGAACCAGGATTAGATGCAAGTGAATAATTTAATGAATTTGCATCAAGTGCTGTTGCAGTATACGTGCCATTGTATGCAGCTGGGGATACACCCATTACAACTATGGTTGTGGTATCACCAACTGGTACACCATGAGAATTGGTCAAATCAACAGTTACAACACCAGCTGACCATGATATTGCCGAAATATCATATGGAGGTGTAATATAATCTGCAAGATCAGCAGAAGATGCAATATACTGCATAGTACCAACTGGTACCTCAGTACCACCCATTGATACAACAGCAGCAGTTTGCTGCAATTGGTTTGGCTCAGGTGCAACAGTCTGTGAGACGTTAAGCTGAACAATCTGATTAAAGTAATTATTGGCCATTTGATACCTCGTGTGTTAAATGGCAGTTACGGAACATTTTCAATCAGGGTTACAGGCAAAACACTCTCTATGTATTCAAGAGCACAATTATACACTGCATGCTGATTATAACTGATATCTAATTCAATGAATTTTTGTTGGGCTATAACATTCAATTCCGACTGAATGTGTTTGCCATCCAGCACTTTTAGGCCATCGCCTAAAATTCCAAATAGACCACTATTAACAGATGATCTTACTATATATTGCAAATAATTCTGAATGTCAAAATTATTTAATCCATAAACAACAAGTTGCACACTATCCTGCATCAATTGCCATGTTCCTTCTGCATTATACAGAGGTATTGGCTGAAGTGCAGAAGTAGAGCTTTCATCAATATGACAAGCAATGTAAGGAGGGCTTACATTTTCTGGAACTAGATATGAAGGATATATAGGTGCGTAATCATTAAGAGCAATCCATATTGGAAGGCTATTAGATACAATTACATCCTTTTTATTAAGTACATCAAGGCTATCTACAATCTGCGAACGCATCTGTGGATAGACAGCCTGGCCTTCATAGTGCCAAAGATTTGCCTGCTGATAATAATTCTTATGGCTTGAAAAGCTGAACTGTAAATCTTGGAATTCACCAAGGTACATATATTCAGGCTGTAGCTTATTAAAATCCGCTATCTCTGTGTCTGTTGTAAAGATAACATTTTGATATGCTATAGTGCTAGCAAGCTCTTGTCTCTGATCAGTGTTGTAATGGAATGATCCAAATACGTTAAGAACTGTACCAGGCTCATTTGGGTCAAGAAGTGAAGCAAGAACCCAAAATACAAAGCCATCGTATGGCAATATGATTCTTTTGTATTTTCTAAAGACAATTTGCTGCTCCTGACTAATAACTCCAAGACCAGTCTTTAAGACTGCATCTAAAGAGTTATTTGGAAAATCTGAAGCAAAATCTGTCATTTTCTTAATACAATCTGAAGTGATTTTCTATACAAACCAGTATCAACAAAGCTTGGCCTTTTGTTCTTTTTGAATCTTCCCTTTCGTGTCAAAGACCTTTTAGTGGGCACTCCAGGAATGATTCCATCAAATTTCCTATTTGTAAGTGCATATCTAAAAAGTCTTGTAGATTCTTCAAGTACCATAACCCTTGGATATGGTCTATGCCTCATTGCATAAAATAACAATACCTCTTGAACTTCTCTTGCAATTCGATCAGCATATATTTTGCTGAACATCTCAACAATGCCATAATTCTTTTCAAGCCATTCAGCAACCCATTTAACAGATTTCCTGTTTCTGTAATAACCTGTTTTTACTTCAAATGATATTACCATTTAAGCAATGTTAAGGAGGCTGAGATTCCCAACACTTTGTGCAATCTGCATATAAGTGCGGCCATATATAGTCTTCAAATTCTGCAAATTCTGAAGAGTCATATTTTTGAAGAAATCAGGAACAAGCAATTGTGTGCTTGTTGATTCATCCTGTGCCATTTCAACTACGCCAGGAACCAAAGCGCGCAATTTATATTGCTGCTGGTATCTGGCAAAATAGTCTTGACCTGGCTGGTCAATTGCATAAGTTAACAGCGTATCCGCTGCTAAGTTGTATATCGCTGTTGAATACAGAAATTCCTCAGGAATCTGAGGAATCACTGCAAGCAGAGGTATACATATATTCGTTGCATAATTATATGCAAATGATATGGCCCAATTATCATCAGGTAATACAGTCTCATCAATCTGCATTATATCGCGGATGAAACTTAAAAATCCCGCTGGTGTTGGGCCACTCATGTTATTTAATCCTTAGATGAAAATTTCTGTTTAACAAGAGGCTTGTCCTTGCGGGTAGTCTCTTTGGGAGTCATCTCAGTGATCTCAACTTCAACAGCTTTTACACCTTCATTGAGTTCAGGATTCTCCTCAACTGATTTCATCACAGCAATTGCACTGCGTTCCTTTTCAAGCTGAATCTGACGAGATACAATATCTTCATTGATTTCATCAACCAGCTCATATACATCAGCAGGCAAAGGCTTGTCAGAATAGACAAGTGCAATCTTATTACCACTGCGTCTTGCATTCTTAGCTTCTGAGATGTTAACCATCCCATAACGCTTATGATGTTCTACAACGTGATCAAATACCTTTTCAGGTACATCACTAAGAACTTTAATTTGTCCACCAGCATCAATTACCCTTGTGAAGATTTTTTCACTCTCAGGCTCTCTCCAATTAAAATTGTGAGTCTGAGTTGTAGGGTTCAAAACATACAAGTCCATCTTTATACCTCAATTAGATGATCCCTCATAAATGCACTGGCAGGGGTGAGGGCTACCCTTTTCGATGCGCGACTCTAGCCAGTGCAACAGGTTTTAGGAATAATCCATCGAAAGGATGGAAATGCCCTGAGAGCGAATTGCCCAACCCGGTGTACAACGAATCTCAGAAACAGTGCTCAAAGCTCCATCGGGCAGCGGAGAGGTGATTTCTCTTGGTGCTGCCATGTCAGACAGCATCAGAGTCGTTGCATCAGTGCCAGGGGTAAGCGTAGCAAAAATGTTGGTGTTAGGCTTGGAGCCAACATACGGAGTCTTGATTTCCGGGATTACCAGAAGAATAGCATCCGTACCGCCAGCACCCTTACCAATCAGAGTGTCATCGTATGCCCACTCAACAGAGTCACCAGACCAGCCGATAACATTTTCAGTTACGCCAGTGGTAGAGGTGACACCAGCTCCAGGAAGCTGGAAGCCCTGCAGAGATACAATGCTGTACATCCACTGACCCAGAACACGCTGCGGTCCAACGATGACAACACGAGCAGCAGTGCCCATCTGATTCATACGAATCTTGGCCTGTACAATCTGCTTGGTCAGATACTGTGCCATTTCACCTGGATCATAGGTGACAACAGTAGTATGACCACCAGTATCAGCAGGAAGGGTATCAGTGTAAGCACCAGGGGTGTTCAGCAGACCTTCACCAGTGTTCTGCGGGTTAAAGCCGTACAGGAGGCCATTACGCATGCCAGTGAAGATACCCTGACGCATAGCCAGACGGTTAGCTTCAGGAAGTGCAAAGCCCCAGTTGTTGGCAGCAGCAATATCATGATGATCATAGATAGTGCGATTGCGCAGCAGGTAAGTAGGAGCAGAGATCTGCTGTGCACTTACAGAACAGGAAGGAAGCTGATTACCAGCATTCTGGTTAGCCTGATAAGCAGACTTAACATTCAGACGCTTGATGTAAACAGCCAGATCACCCTGTGACATTTTAGGTGAAATAGAGCCGCCAGCCAATGCATTAAAAGCGCCAGAAGGCTGCTGATACTGCATGATGATTTCCGGCATAGTAAATGACGGATGAATCTGGACAAAGCCATTAGTGATATTTGCCATTAGTGTAACTCCTTAGATCTGAATAACAGCGACGTTTGCACTGGTATTCCAAGTGGCATATCCAGTCACCGAGTCGTATACAACAACTGCACCATTGGTGTCAACCTGAACCAGCGTTGCAGTGAATTCATCAGTTCCGTTGCCAGGAATAAGCTGATTGTTGGTGAAATCCCAAGAGAAAGCCTGAGGATTTGCAGAACCAGCAAGAGCAACAACAGCAGCAGAGCATTTAACAACAATACGGTTATTAGTGCCTTTGCGTACGAAATTGAAGCTATTACCAGCAACAGCAGTAGGAACAGGAGACTGCGGAGTGGTCGGAACGCTGTAAGAGCCATTAAATACAGTGAAACCAGAAATTTCCGCTGCAGTAGATGCAAGCGTCAGATTTGATCCCATGTAGCCATTAGCTGGGGTTGCAGCAGGCGTGCTTTCAACAATAGGCAGACCTCCCCATACAACGCCAGTTTCAGCGGCAGCAATTACGCCAGCAGCAAGCTGATAACGGCCAGCAGGATCAGCCTGCAGGTCACCCTGCCAAAAGCCATTAGACTGTACGGAAAAGCTGTCCTGTACATTGGTAACAGCAAAAGGATTAAAAGTCGTCATTTGTATAACTCCTTATTGTTTGATTGCGCCATTGAACACCGCGCCAGAGGCAAACTGCCCCATCCAAGCACGCGGGTCACTATTGGCAGAAGGTGTGCGGACCAGACGGCCAGCATCATCACGCGATTCAATTAGATGCACATGACCTTCTGCGATAGGCGGAGCCTTAGCATAAGACATGGCATCTGCATAAACTGCATCTTCAATCGGAGCAAACAATGCTTCATCACCAATTTTGCTGATATCAACATTCTTGAAACGATCAGAGAACTTTGAGAATCGAGATGCCAGACGCTTGCGATAAGACATCAGAGCCTCACCCATCATCGGGGAGATTCCGCTGGTTTCGCCAAGAGCCATTGCAACTGAATCAGCACGAGCCTGAGCTTGAGCCAGTGCTTCAGTGTCAACAATTGAACGCTCTGCAGTCTTTACATCCAGAGATTCTAAACGGCTTTTCAGAGATGAAATCTCATCAAGCAGGGAATCAACACGAGCATCAGCTTTCATTTCATCAGCCTTTTTGTCATCGTCGCCACAGGAAGCCATGTCAGCCTTCTTATCGTCGTCGCCGCAAGATACCATGTCTGCTTTCGCATCATCGTCATCTTCCTTAGAATCATCTTTTACAACGTGCTTGGTTTCTTCGATTTCTTTCTCAACTTCTTTCTTTTCACTCTTGTCAAGAGCATCCAGACGATTTTTGATTTCATCGTGCTTTGCATCCATGCGGACTTCAAAGCCACTCAACATCTCCTGGACTTTCTCCAAAATCTGTTCATCCATAATTGTATCCTCGATTGAGTCTAAACGAATACCATCAGGCTCCCCTTTGTCCCATACACCGTTGATGCATACAGCAACATGGTCTAAGTAGACGGGCTTGCCTTCTATCAATAAATCCCCATGCTTTATTGCAGAGGAGCCTATCCGAACAGCTGGCGAAGTTGATAGCTGTTTTTCAGACATCAACTCTGCTGCTCTTTCGTGATATATGCGGGCCACAGTCCATACTTCATCGCCATCAATATAAGGCAAGCAGGATGTGCCAATAATCTGTTTTTGAAAAGATTCTGTATCTAACAGTTTCTCTTCTGGATGCTCCCAAATTACAGGGAGTCCATTACAACGCTCAAGAAAATCATTTGTCAGATAATCTGACGGACTCTTGAATGCAACTTCACCATTTCCGCGAACAGCTAGTCCAGAGCCAGTGATCCTCAGCGCAAACAATGAGATGTTGTCATATTTCTGAGGACTTGGAAGAACTCCATCACGAATGTTCTTCATAACATCCAGCTCAGATCTCTCTTGAGCATCTGGGTAAACCTGCTTAATTATCTCGTGAGATGCAGGAATCAGCGGATGTGGCAAGCTCTTTACATCAAACCATTGAGCTGCCATATGCTCATCAGATAACACTGGCTCAAAATAATCGTTAGAAACATAAGCATGAAAATTCGTTCCGCTACTGTCATATGTCCCCAACAATTTTGGCCTAACTGTAAAATGGCCAGTCTCTTCAAGTGTTTCTCTAATAGCTGCATCATAAGGTGATTCATCCCGCTCAACTGTCCCACCAGCAAATGCCCAGTGGCCAGGAAATGTAGATGAATTCATAGCACGCTTCAAAAGAAGCACTTTGCCATTGCTATGGTGTAGAACACCAGCAGCATCACTTTTGTGCTCTTCAAATTTCTTGCCCACAGACTGTGGTATGCCGACTTTCTCAGCAAACTCAGGATTGTGAGCAACGCCTTTCATAAGACGTTCTTGTGCTTCAGACTGGTAGGGCATATAACTTTGATTCAGCTTTTCTGCGTCTAATCAAACCAGCGAGAACTTTTCCACCAGCCTTATTCCAAAGCATAATCTTGTTTGCAGCAAGATCATAATTTCCAGCTTTGTGTTCTCTAAGTGCTGATGACTTACCAAATGCAGTAATACCAATATTGTATGCAAGACTTACAAATGCTGAAAATTGATTCTCATTCGTTGGTGCATCACCAATGAATCTTTTGACACCATTTTCAAATAATTGCAAATCATGCTTTAGAAGGTCTTCAGCTTCTTGCTTAGTCACCTTCATTCCTCTGGTGACACCTTCTGTGTGGCCATAGCCAATGGTCCAAACACCCGCTGGGCATCTATAAGAATCAAGACGCAAGCCTTCAAACTCTTTGACAATGTCTAAGCCAGCTTGATTGATCTTCATAGTCTGTTAGTCACTGAAGTAACGCCATCTCCGCTAACATCTGTGCCACGTTTGCCAGGCTTATCTACTCTTGGAGAAGTTGCCTGTGGCTTGCCACGCATTCTGCTCATACCAAGTCCAGCAGGACGATTGCCAGTCATCAATCCACCGCCAGCAGTAGCAACACCAGTCATCTTCATGTTCTGTTTAGCAAGCTGCTCGCTTTCCTTTGCCACTTCTTCAGCATCAAGCTCAAGACGATTGGGGAACAAGTTCTGTGCTTCATTCAGGTTAGCAGTAGTCCAATCAACTAGCTTTGCCAGGTTCTCGCCAGAAAGAGTTGGAGCAAGAGTGTTGTATACCTCAAGAACAGACGTATACTGCTCTTTCTGCATCAAAACAAGTTCTTTCTTGGTAGGCTCTAATGCTGCAGGCCATTTTGCCCTAAAGCTGCGACGTGCGCGTGAGAAGAACTCTTCAAATGACATGCCTTTGTAATCCTTGTCCTGTGTTTGCAGAGTCTCAAAATAATCAGGAGACCATGCTACATGCTGGACAATGTTGTCAAAGAAGTCATAAAGAGGCTGCATCTCAAGGCGAACATCATCGATGTATCCAGCAATCAACTTGGCATCTTCAGAACCTTCACCAAAACCCTGAGCAAGAGACTCATTGGTCAAGAAGCTAGAAGGCATATCCAGAGACAGTGCAATGTTCTCAAGAATGTTATTTCTTGGAACTGCATAGTCTAGGTTGTGTAGATCAAGTGACTGAATGTCTTCATCTGGCTGTACGGCAATAGTGTTACCAGTTTTTGCAGATTTTAAGATATTCAGTCTAAACTGGTTTGCCGCATGCATGATGCGATCAGATATAGAGCCTGGCTGTCTTACCTTAGCAACCAGAACACCAGACTTCAGCACTACCATATTGTCCGTAATCATGGACGATAGGAATGACTGAAGTGGATAAAGTGCTCTATTGAATACTGAGCGACCTACATATCCAAATGCAGAATTTGTGTAGCTTAGGTAAATCGGCTGTTCATAGAGCTGAATGTGAGCCCTTGACTTAGCATAAGGCTTACCCGCTACAGCGATAGTTGCATACTTTAGGAACTGAGGGTCATTTGGATCAAGGACACCAACCATTGATCCAGCTGTATTAAGAGGATCAAATACAGAGAACTTCAGGTTGGTGCCCTTTTTACGCAGTTCATCTGGAGTCAGAGGGGCTTCAGTCTTACCATTTTCAGGTATTACTGCAACAGAACCAGCGCCATATATGCGAGAAAGGCGATATGTATTAGCAATGTAGTCATCGATAGACATCAGGTCCCAGACTTCATTATAACGCTTTACTAAGCGTTCAGAGATGTCCTCTGTGATAATGATGTCTCTCTGCTTGCCCATAGCCTTGCTAATGGGTGCATCGACAATCTTCTTGCCAAGCGGGTGATAAAGGTATAGGAGTTTACAAATCTGGTAACTTGGCTCTTCACCAGGCACTAACTGCTGAGCATTCAGAATCTGGTAAAGGGGTGACCCGTTACCAAATGTGTCTGAAATGAATGATGTACTCAGTTCCATTTAGAATCCTGTTGTGCTACCAACACCGATAATTGTTCCATAGCAGAATGAATCAACTAAGTCATCTGCTCTTCTGGCGCCTTCTTTATCACCTATGCGAAAACTTGCTAATTGTGTCAACAAGTGGTTCCGCGTAGTGCCTTTCACATTCATCGTCTTACTATAAGCGCAGTCTGTCAATTTGACCAGATCACGTGCTATATAGGGTGAGGACGCAAGCGCACGCTCTGATTTCCCCATCTGTGTCAACTTAGAGTCAATAGGCCAAGCAGGAGCACCTTGGGCAGCGAGATTCTGGAGAAGGACAGTCCCGCTTACCTTATCCTCAATAAATATGCCTTTGGCGCCAACGGGGGAGTTGTGCCTAATTGCAAGTTCATCGAGTCGCTTCATAATGCTTGGAACAAAATCTAATAGCATATTGCCATCGATTTGCTCTAAGTGCCAGTCAAGAACGAAAATCCGCGCTTGCCGATCCTCATATAAGTAACCTGGTTGTTTACCAAAGTAAACAACAGCAGTTGAATCGTGATCCTGTCCAGACTTTACAGCTGTATCAATACAGGCGTAAATTGATCCATGAATCCTAAAATCATCCGCTACTGGCTGCCCATCAACCAGAAGTTTGTCAATTCCAAAGAAAACTTCACCAGCCCAGCTGATGAATGAAGCCATAAATTCCTGACGCCAGACGAGTGGATGAGTTGTTGACTCAATCCTTTTAAGCTCATCAGATGGCATATAAGGGTTGGTAGAAGTCGGTGCCTGGAATTTTCTCCAGTCTGGATCTTCTGATATTTTGTAGAACCAATTGTCTTCAGAGATGCCATTAGGCGTACTGAAAGCAAAGGCCCTTCCCTTATAATCAAGGAGCGTTGGAAATATCGCACGCTCCCAAATTGATGTCATTATCTCATTCTTACAGAATGCAGCTTCATCAATTAGTACACAATGGTACTTTCTTCCGCGTCCACAGGCCTCATTCTCAGTGGACCAAAAATCTATCCTACCACCTGTAGGTACTCTGATAATCCCTTCAGTTTTACTTGCCTGAGGGTTCAGAGGTAGCAGTCTATCAAGAATCTCTCTGTAAATTTCAGTGAGAAACTTGTATGCTGGGACAAAGATTCCAACATATTCTCCGCGTACTGAGTGTTCAATAGCCAGTCTAGCTAGAAAATATGTCTTACCCCAACGTCTTCCACAGCATACGTGATTAAATCTGGCTGCATTCTGATAAATGGCCATTTGGCCCCCATGTAAACCTGGGAGGCTAATGACATTCCCGCTAAACTTAGCCACAGGAATCATCTAATCTTTACATTCACGTCAGGAATGATGTTCTGCCCAGTCTCATCCTTGATGACAATGGTAGCATTCCCATCACCAATCTGAGGAAAGTTCTTTGCAAACCTCAAAAGATAGGCAAGAGCAGCTGGAGTCCCATTTTTGCTTTTAGCTTGCATGAAAAGGGCCTCAGACATCTGCTTAACACCTTGAACTTTACCATAATTGAAGTGTTCCATGAACGCTTCCTGATCTTCCGCTGGGAGTTTGTCCCATGTAAGAGAGTATCCATTGATGATCTCATCCAAAGTGAGACCTTGTTTGGCCATGGATTCTACTTCAGAAAGAATTGCGTCATTAAAGACCTTGCAATTGCTCCTGTCTACATGTTGTCCGTAGTAAATGCCCATTGGATGGTAGTTCTTTGCTGTGTTGCCTTATCTGTTTTGGTGGAATGCAATTAGTTAAGCGTGATAATAACTGATCTCCGCGTAAAAGTAAAGAGCGTGCATCCCGGAAATCGAAAAATTTTTTGCAAAATTTCAGAATAGTTGGAATGGAAGGGTAGATTGAGAGTTGAATGTGAATTGAAAGTGTGAAATGAAAAATTGGTTGTGTGTGAAAATTTCAGTCATAGGTACCGCCCCCCTGGGGGCGTGGCCAAGGCCATTCAATTCCGCGTAGGCCCAGCCACGGACACGCCCAGGAAGGCCCCAGAGAGGCCCATAGCGCCACGTTAGCGGGTGACCCGCTAGGGTAGGGTGCCCCAGGTACCAAACGCAATTTCCCTTATATATCAACAACTTACGCACCATAGGCTAGTATAAGTAAAAGGGTATAAAAAGCCTCCACCTTATAAGAAATCTTTATATAAAAAGGTGTAAATTTTTGTAGACTTATTCGCTAGGGGGCGTATACTATGTTCATCGGGTGAGGGAATAGCCCGAACCACTCCAAAGCGGGTGGGAGGCTTGGAGCCTAGATCTTTAACAAAATGTATAGTATAGTAATCCGCACGGTCACCCGTTGTGGGTGACTGGCACTTAACCTTTATAGGAACAAGACCATGTCAAACTTTACTTCAACCCAAAAGTCTCAGCTGCGTACCCTGGTTGGTATGTTCCACCCAGACAAGGTAGCAGACCAGTTCAAAGAGACTGCGACCAAAATCACCCAGACGCTCAACAAAGCATCTGACCAAGGTGACTGGTTCACAGTCTCAGAGATTCTGAGGCTCACAGCTTCTCACGGCATCACCAAGTCCAACCTGGACAACATTGACGCTCTGTGGGCTGAGTTTGAAGCTGCTCCCAAGCATTCCACTTCTGGCCCTAAGCCAAAAGCAGAACGCAAGGAAAAGGCCAAGCCCAGTGTTTCTGAGGACATTCTGGCCCAGGCCAAGGATAAGCAGAACGCCAGTGGCTGGGATCGCAAGAAAATGGCAGCTTGGCTGGGGATTGAATTCGACCTGTTCGGGCCATTCGCCAAGGTATACTTGGATGAGATATTCCGCGTTGCCAAAGGCACCAAGGCCAAGACAGGCTGGGCATCCCAACTCTATAGCAAGCTGGCTCATCAGCCAATGACCAGACAGGAATTGGCCGACTGGATCGCATCGACTGGATCCAACAACGTCAAGCAACACGAGACCCACTACTGGGCAATCTGCGAACTGGCCAACGCAATCTGGGCCAGCAAGTAACCAACCTGGGGCCAAGGATCGGCCCCACCAACCAAGGAGTAGACTAAAATGAGCGAATCAGTTAAACTTTTGATCGTAGCAATTCTGATGATTATCGGCCACACCATTTCCTACCCATACTGAGGACAACCACGATGCAACCAGAAGATTACACAGAGCTGCGCAGAGCAGCCATTATGATGGCAGCTACCAGATCAATCCTTGAGGGAATATATGATTCAATGGATCCAACTGACCCGCTCCATGAGGCACTAAGCATGCTGGCCAGTGATGCCACCTACCTTGAAGACAACCTAGACCACTTAGTCGAATTAAACCGCGAGTAACCACCCAAGGCACAAGGATGTGCCACAACAAGGAGAATGATGATGAGATATTACGCATACCACGACCCAGAATATAATGATGATGTTGAACTCGATGACGATGAGCCTGACTACCAAATCACTTGGGATAATTATGACAACCCAGCAGATGACTACATCATGACAGACGCAGAGAATCGAGGACTTCTCTAAGGCGATTTAAGAGCGTTTTTAAGCTAGCCGCTAGGGTTATCCGACTCTAGCGGCTTTCGTTCGCTTATGGGGCTTAAAACGGGCTTCCTGAGCCCTTCGGAACTATCGGCCCAGCCCTATTTATCTCAATTCGGGAAAATCCCGCTTTTACGACCTCGCCTCGCATAATTGACAACTGGTCAATTTGCCCATCATCAATCCATAACCCAGAATGAGTTATGGCATCCAGCAGCGCTTTCATATAATTGTCCAAATCCCGCGTCCTTCTGTCTGGCGCATACAGTACAACTTCCACATTGAGCCTTCCATCCAACTGAATTCCTGAGCATTGTTCATTCACAGCCTCAATAACATTTTCACGAAATAATTTACCCGCTCTGCTTACATACCTGACTTTCCCATGTCCTGCACTGTAATAGCTGTTTACAGTAGGTGGGAAAGGCAAAAATAGCACAATCTCTTCCATATCAATCCCTCATAGATTCTGGTAATTTTTAGTACCCTCTAGGGCGTCCGTCTAACCCCTCTTTACTCCCTTTATACTCTATAGCGGGGTTATTTAAGTTGTTGTTTTATATAGATTTAATAGGGGAAATTCCCCTTATGGAGTAAAACCCCCCTTAGGCCCCCCCGGCCGTGCTGGCCCCCTTTTTTTTTACTCCATTAACAAAATTTCCCTTATAAAACATAAGCTTACGCGATTTTCAAGGAGTTCTAATGGAGTATTAGGGAGGTCTTTACGGGTAAAATTAACCTATTTTCTAACCTAAAAAGACAAAATAATTATGCAATAATCAATTTATCTACTGATCAAAAATGGTCTTAAATATGGGCGTCACCTTATATCTCTTTGCCCCTACGCGTGACCCAGCAGCAATATATGAATTTGACACATCAGTCAAAAATTCATTTTCAACCATAAATGATAATGCCTTATCAAGCCCACTTATTGGCCTACTTCTTATTAGCGGGTCATCATTCAATTTAATTAACATATCATTATTCTTCAATGCCTGCCCTAGTGCATATTTAGTAAACACTCCCTTTTTCATTTCACTATCACTTACTCTTTTCTTTGGATCTTTGTATCCACCTACCAATATCTTAAATATAGTTGGCGCCACCACCTTCACACATACATCATTTAACATACTACCGCTCGCAAATATAGTCTGAACTGTTGATAATTCATATTCTACCATTGATTTTCCCCATTCCCATTCTTCCCACTGCATTTCAACACTATCTCTATTCAGCACTGTGGCTAACGCGGAGTATTTCAGAGCCTTCAAAAATGCTCTTGAGCACATTATCTTCAAATTAGAATCTTCGGCTTCATTTTCAAGGTCTACCAAATGCCTATTAAACTGAGACCAATCTTCTTTCATTCTTTCATCACATGGCTCAATATCATACACATTAGGCTTATCATTAGTCTGATCTTCTTTGCACTTCTTAAACAGATAACTCAATTTTACAAATAACTCATCCCTCAAATCATTTTTATAAAAATTTATGTCAAGATATGGTTTGCCACCAGTCACGCGGAAGATTGACTGTCTAGGCAGCTCTCCTGTGCTAATGCTATCTCTCTTGCTAAATGCCGCTATCAATGTCGAAGGTGTTGATTCACTTATTATGCTCAAACAAGGTGAATGGAGAAATGGAATAGAGTTCTTTTCATCACTATACGTCTCACCCTTTTTACTCTGTTTGGCACCACTCTTTCCGTATAACTGCAGTATCCAGCGGGTCAATCCCTCTCTATTGCCACTTTTTGTATCTAACAAAAACCCTGCTTCACTAAATATAGCAACCTGGCATCTTGCATTCAATAAGCTTTTCGCCAAGCCTGCTGGCCCAGTGTAATCTCCAGATCCAAGGAATGATGGACTTATCCCTATATTACTATTCAACTTGCTATACACATTAGTAATAATATTGTCAATTGTATCCTTACCAAGACCTGTATCCGCTATCAATGTCATATACACATTAAGCCCAGATCCACTTACATTGAATTTTCTACCAACTATCCCAGCCAATATCCCAGTTGAAGTAACAAATGCCACCTCTTTATATTTATATGGAGCCATGTTATATACATCATCACATAATTTTCCATATAATCCAGGAGGTCTAGGCAATGTATAACACTTCTCTGGGCCTAATGTTATACCACTTAAATCAATATCTGGTTCATCTTCATCTATCTTTAGAAACGCACCAGACACTATACGCGGAATGTCATCATATCTTTTCTGCCAATCGCCCATTCTCTTTTCATCACTGGGCACTTGCATTGACATTACTTGCTGGCAAATAGCAATAATGATTGATCTATCCATCCCATCTTTTGCCATCCCATATGTTATTGCCATCATATTAGGATGAAATGACTCGGCACTTACAATCTCTGATATTCTCTGAACCCAATTTTTAGATTCATTATCACTTTTATATGGATTAGGAGTTGAATCATCGCCATCTTCACTATGACTATATACAGGGAATAAGCTGCCATTGAACCAACCATAATACTCAAACAATCCATCTTCTGGATCATCTCTGCTAGGAATGAACCAAGGCTGGCTCCAACGCCTCATTTCATCCACATATTTTATGTCAACACCCTCATTCCATAACAATCTCATCAGCTCTTTACAAGTGTGGCCAAGGTCACTCTTGACCATTTTCCTCTCTGACTGAACCACTACGCGGAATTTATTCTTCTCAACACTATGACTATGCGATGTATATATAAAATGACTATATCCAAGCCTGCACATTGCATCATGAACATCTCTTGGCCTAGGTGCATTATCACCTGACCTGCTCATATCTCCATCAATTACAATTATGCTACTATGATCAATATTGGCATCCTTTCTATGCATTGGCTCACAGCCTCCGCGAACAAAGTATGCATGATGCTTCCCTCCCTTTACTGGCTCCTTAAAATGTGAAGCCATTTCTTCAATGTCAACATAATCAATTAACTGACCATTTTTAACATTGTGCTGATCTCCATCGAAATATGTAATTGTTATCACGCTTCATCTCCTGCGACTTCATCAAACCAATTTTCAATTATATAATACTGTACACCAAGTATTGGCAGATTCTCATCTTTAGCTAATGACCAATATGTGTGATATTTAACAAGCTCATCTTGAGCTTCAGCCATTTCTTTGTGATAATTATTCTGCCATGTCCTTTTGTTTTTGCATCTATACATTCTAACTATTACTTCAGACCAGCAATCCATAAATTTTATGTAATCACCCCTTTCAATATTGTTATTGAACAAATTTAATACATAATCTAATTTCAATGCTATCATATTTTGATACTAACACTTGTAAATAAAAGCACAATTCTATACAGGGTATATTATACTCCTTTTTACTCCTTAAAGCTAAAACGGCTTTTAAGGCTTTATTCTTTTGACCCTAAGGCTTTCCCTCTCTTATAAGGAATCGAGCCTCTACGGGGCTTTAGGTTAAGCGAGAGCGAGCTATTCTAAGCGGGAAAGCGAGCCTTTATTCTATCCCCCGCTAGACTAGCAGTTAAAGAAATAGGTTATAATAACCCCGAATGGAGGTTCATGACTTATGGATGACCTATTTTTGTTTATTGTGTATGGACTCATTTTGCTTTTGTGCCTCATATTAGGTGCAATATTTACGGATTCAACCTGGGAGTAGGTTGACATGGAGGCCCAGCGGATAAGTGGCTTTGTAACTTCCGAGCTGTGAACAGAGTGGTGCTCTTGTGTTATCATTCCGGCACAATACGCGGGTCACAGCACCTTTTTAATTTAACTGGAGAATGAATTATGATAGACTGGCAACAACTGATCCAAAACTTCCATAATACTGGCATAGGTGTCACTGAGTTAGCATCAATATCTGGCTGTATGGCCAAGGATGTATGTGACATAATCAATGAGATTACTCTTGAGCCTCCCTTTTCTACAGGTGTCAAACTAATTGACACTCACTCTGATTATTTTCCTCACAAGCATAAAATGCTATTAGAGGAATAATTCCGCTTTCAATGGGTGCTGCTGAGAACACAATTTATTAACAATTGGTTCAATAAAACGACAGTGGCACCCACCCTTTCAATGGCCCTGGCAACCTAACCTATCTATTTAATTTAGATGGAGCAGTTGATCTAAATTTCAACCAGGGCCACCCATTTTCGAGGAATTGATAAATGAGCGAAACAAAAACAGAGTGCCGCACATACAAAGTCGAATACGTCTGCGACGTGTGTGCAAAAGGGACGATGGAAGCCACTGGCAGCGTTATAGACACTAACCCACCTCAATACCAGCACATCTGCACTGCATGCGGACACGAAAGCTACTTAGAAACTCGCTACCCTGAGGTTTGCTATGAGCCTATTAAGGCGCTCCAAATAGATCGGGCTGCTTTTGAGCAGCGCGTGAAAGAGCAAGCAAAAATGCAATTTTACAAAGTTGACGAGCAAGGAAAACCAGTCAGATCAGATATACATAGTGGAGAGGAAGAATGACTGAATTATATTTAGCAGAAGAAAGGCCAATTTGCCGTTTAATTGTTGATGAGAAGCCGCCATTGGCAACAAAGATATGGATCATTACAAAGTATGGGACAGGATACGCGGGAACATATGATAAACAAGACAACACTATTGTTGCCTGGTGTCCATTACCAAAACTTACAGCGGCTCAAAAACATAGGTTGAGAGACATAATAAAATAGGGTATAATATATCTCGGAGGCAAACACTATGATCATAGTAGATATTGATAATTGTATATCAGATGACCTTTGGCGTTGTAGATATATATTAAAAAATGAAAACATTCCATTCAGAAAGTTTCATAAATACCACTCATTGGCACCATTTGATGTTTCATTTCCATTTCATCAGTTTGCAGAGCATATTGAAAATGGAGAAAAAATAGCATTCATTACAGCTAGACCAGAATTATATCGTCATTCAACAGAATACTGGCTTGATATAAAAGGTTATGAATATGATTATCTTATAATGCGTGCAAATGATGATCACTTCACATCCCCTCAGTTTAAGTTAAGAGCTGCAGTCAATCTAATGGCTGTTGACAGAGAAGATATAACAATGTGTTATGATGACAGAGAGGATGTATTAGATGTCTATCAGAAATTTGGACTTGCCACCACGAGAATATCAATTAATGAACATCTTTGTACTGGATACCAACCCTAAAATAGCAGCTGAATATCATTGTGACCAGCATGTTGTCAAGATGATATTAGAATCCGCTCAGATGCTTTCAACGGTAATCGGCCATGGATATAAACCTACTCACACTAATCATCCTTGTACACTTTGGGTTGCCAAATCTCAATCTAATTGTCAGTGGCTCATCGAGCTTGCTTGCCACCTTAATGATCAATATAAACTACGATTTGGACATAGAGTCAATCATAAGTCATGGGATGTTATAGCGGAAAATCATATGTTCAATTTTGATCATTTGCCTGATATTCCTATGACACCATTTGCCCAGGCTATGCCTGACTTTTACAAATCAGATGACGCTGTAGAGTCTTATCGCAATTATTACAGATTGCAAAAACCTTTTGCCACTTGGCGTGATCAAAAACCATACTGGATGCAATAATGCTTACAATTACAATTGACCCAACTGATTATTATACCATAGCAAATCATCATTCAATAATTGCAAGATGCCAAGTAATCCTAAATTGGGCAATAAATCCAACATATAAATACAGCTCATTCAAAGATGCCATTCTTCAGCAGTATCTTTACAGAGCGGATTTTGGCATGGGTGGCACCATAGATCACAATGGAGTGTATAAATATCCAGAAGATCCACCTTTGCAACCTTTGCTCAAAATAGCAAGAAATGATGATGTTCTATATTTTTATGAATATGACATAATTGCTATGAAAGACATACACCAAAAGAGCGGATTTTATATCACTAGAGTAGATTGAAAATTCTTGTAGACTTGCACTTAATCTTAGGATATAATATATTCCGTGAGGTTGGTAATGTAGCTGAGGAGGCTTTCAGAGTAGAGTCTCCCAGGGTACAAATCCTGTGCCATAATACAAACAGGTGAACAAAGTGAACGAAGAAAAATTGATTGAACTCCTTTCCATTCAGCGTGAGATGGCCATTCAGCTAAAAAGTCTGCGTGACCAAGAATCTGCTATTCGCAGAGAGATTTGTGATCAACTCCTTGAAGGTAAGGAAACTGGTACTCACAAGTTTACATTTGGAAATCTTAGAGTCAAAGCAGTCAAATCATTCACATATTCTCTTGACCAAGAGCTTGT